TATGCGATATAGTTTTGCTGCAGCCGCTGAAGCTCGGCCCTGGCCGTTGCCGCCCCCGATTTGTCTCCGCCGTCGAGCGCGATCTGCAGATCCTGGCCGCGGCCCACGATCTGCGACTCGAAATTGGCGACGTTTTGTTCGACGTCCCGCGTGCCGCCCTTGCCGAACAGCTGCTGTAGATAGCCAATATGCTGGCCCTTGAAGGCGTCCTGCTGCGCCTTCGATACGCGCTCGAGCGACTCGACCAGCTTGCCGGCCTCGATCTGCGAGGCGATCAACGCCTCGGCGAGGTGGTTTTCCGGTTTTTTTTCGAGCTTGGCCGTTTCGTTCTCAAGGCGCAGGTTGGCCAGCGCGAGTTGGTCGTTCGCGAGCCGCATCGCGGAATTCGACGATGCGAAATTCTGCGTGATGATGCGCGGCGCGTCCTGCGCGGCCTTGGCGAACCTGTAGACCTCTTCGCCTATCTTGGCGATGATGCCGCCGAAGGCGATGGCGCCCACGACGGGAAATGCCGCCTGGAGGATCGGGCCGAGCTTGAGCGAGCTGACCAGGAAGCGCTCGACGGCGCGCACGTTGTTCTCGACGTTGCCCTCGAGGATCCGGATCGACCCGGAGGCGGCCTGCACGCTGGAAACCATGCCGTGCCCGGCTGCCCGGCCCTTGACGCCGAGGGCCTCGAGCTTCTTGTTGACGTCGGCGACGACCTGGCTGAAATTGGAGCCGTCGCCGGTGATGACGATCTTGACGTTGCCCGCGTTTGCGACGATGTCGGTCATTTCTTGAGCGCCTCGATGAACTTCTCCGCGAATGTTTTTACAACGGAGGCCTGCGTGGCCTCGAAGGCCGGGCGGATGAACGGATGCGCCGGAACATTCTCGCCGCTATATCCGCCGCGCCCGCGCGTCTTGCCGTTGGCGAGAAACTTCAACTGCCCGCCGCGCACGATGCGATGGCCGTACTCGACCCAGCGGGCCACATGCCGGGTAAGCCTGCCGGGCTGGACCACCGCATATTGCTGCCCGGTAGTCGACGCCTGCTTGACCTCCAGGGTGATGTCCGCGGCCAGCGCGCCCTCCGGCAGCGAGTTGCCGCCGGCCATCGTCCGCACCGGAGCCCGCGAGGCGACCTCGGCCCGCACGAGCTCGCCGGCCGCGCGCAGTCCGGCCCGCATGGCCGCCTTCGCCGCTTTTGCGTCGATGTTATCGAGGCTGGCCATCACCTGCTCCACCCCCTCCACTCGGATCGCGTCCGCCATTGAACACCCTCTGGAAGTGCCTCATGATGCCGTGGATCTCTTGCCCGACCTGCTTGCGCGGCTTGCCCCGCCGGCGTTTTTTCGATATGCCCTTGGATTGTTTCGCCCACTGCGAAGGCATGAAGTCCTTCGGCGCGAGCGGCGTCTTCGGCCCGCGCATGCCGAAGTTGGCCGTCACGCTGGCCAGTTGCGCCAGCATGAACTCCGCGTGCTCCTCGTGGCGGGCGTGTTCGCGGATCAGCTGCTCGAGCTGCGCCGGCGTCAGATCGAGAAATTCCTCCGTCGACAGCCGCAGCCGATACCGCGCGACGCCCCAGAGATGCCGCCAAAGCTCGGCTTCGGTCAGGTCGCCGTCGGGGCCGCCTGCGGAGGGTTTGCCGCATCCACGGGCACGGAGAGCGCCTGCATGTAGGCCTCGGCCAGCGCGGCATAGACGGCCCCGGCGGTCCGGAGGTTGACCAGTTCCTGCGCCCTCTCCCAGGAGAGATCCGGCTGGTAGCGGAACGCGGCGGCATAGAGGAGCGCGGGCAGCGTGTCGACATCAAGCCCGTGGAAGTCGAGCGACCTCAGGATGTTGATCTCCACCGGCGGATCGAGCTCGCGGAGTTTCTCCTTGGCGGCCGCCAGGGCGCGAAAGTCGAAGCACAGGTCGAAGGGCTCGCCGTCGATCTCGACGGTGACGCGGGGAATCGACGGGTCGAACTTCGGAGAGCGGGCGATGCTTCTCTTTGCCATGTCTGCAATTGCCTTTCATAAGCTGCGAACGGTGGGATGGAAAGGTTAGCTGCCGGCGGTGTAGACGGGCGGGCTGACGACCTGGATCCCGATGTTCCATCCGGCGATGCCCTCGGTCTTGTTCATCAGGTCCCGCGATTCCACGATGCCGGAGAACACATAAAGATCGCCGGTGGTGGTCTGGCCGACGGCGGTGTTGATCGGATACTGGATCTTGAAGTCGTAGGGCAGGCCGGAGCCGAAGGCCGTCTCGACGACGAGCTGCCCGGCGTCGGTCGGCACGCGGTTGCCCTCGCATTTGAAGTTGCCGGGGTCGAGAATCGAGGCCTTCCGCTCCTTCACCGTCGATTGCGTGTTGGTGACCTCGACCAGGTCCCACTTCTGCCCGGTCAGGCCGGGGTCGCGGATCTCGCCGACGATCGTGAAGGTTTCCGAGCCCGAAGCCCCGGTGACACCGCCGATCAGCAAATTGATTAACCGCCCCGACTGCGCCTTGCTGGTTGTGTACGGCATGATCGATCTCCTGTTGCTGGGTTGGTGGTGCGTTGCGGGTGGCCGTCAGCGCGGGGCTATGACGGGTAGTCGAACCAGAGATAGAACTCGCTCATGCAGCGGTACCGCCGCGGGTCGTCGTCGAAGTAGTCGATCGACTGGATGCGGATCGCGTTCTGCAGCTCCGTGCCGTCGGAGAGCAGCACGGGCATGCCCAGGAAGAGCGCCCGCAGCGCGTCCCGCGTCGAGTCGGCGTCGCCGTAACTCGCACCGAAGGCGTCGAACTGGATCCGCATTCGCTGCGGGCCCTCGGTCGACCCCGTGACCACGCCGATCTGGCTGACGACCTGGTAGGTCAACGCCGGCAGCGTCGGCTCCGGCGGCAGCACCACCGGGTAGCACCGCTCCTCGATCAGCGCGGCCAGCGCGGCGTTTCCGGTGATCAGCGTGAAGAGCCCCTCGGTGATCACGAATTAAAGCGCAACCTTTCCGAGCAAACGATTCACGGTGACAGTCGGACTGAAAACGGGAATATGGTCGCCAAGCGAAATGGGCGCAAAACTTTCGCTTTCGACCGTGAGGTTTAACAACAGGCCGCCTTGCGAAACGTGGACGTGAACTAGCTTCCCATCGGCGGGAACTGCATCCTGGACGACTTCATAATTGCGTTTGCCGGGCTTAAACAGATCGACCAGCAGCTCCGGAGATATCTGGAGGATTTTCACTTTTCCCATAACTACTGGCTCCCATCGATCTCAAGGCACATCAGATTGAGCACGCGGTTGCGCTCCTGCACGTTCTCAACCGCCTGGATGAGGTAGGTATGCGTTCCATAGACCACGCGCTGCCCTTCCTCGATGACCACACTCGTCCCGGGCCAGCGGATCGTCACCCGATGCGTGACCTGAGAAACAAACTGTGAGGCCTGGTATACCTCGCGGCTCGACACTGTCGCGATCGCCGCGAAGACGCTCAAAAAGGTCGTCCAGGTCGCCACCGGCTGGCCATAGGCGTCCTGCGTGGCCGACTGCGACTGGATCTGGATGGCGGAGCGGAGCGCCCCGGCCGGGATCGCCAGCGGGTCGCGGACGCCCGACCACGGGTAGCCGAACATCTACGTGAGGTCCCGGTACGGATCGAGCAGCGCCCGCACCACGCGTGGCATCGGCACGTCGACCACGCTGCCCTGCTCGTAATACCATGCGGCCAGAAACTGGATCGCCTGGAGGATCGGCTGCGGCACCGGCTGGCCGAACCAGCAGGAGGTGTTCACGATCGCGGCCGCCGGCGGCGTGGCCAGGGTGGCGACCCCGCTCCCGTTGACCGAGGCGATGAAAGTGTTGAGCGTCACGTTCGCGCCGCCGCCATTGGGGATCGAGACCGCGAGGCCGGTGTCGCCCGGCAGCAGCGGCTGATCGTCATTGTTGAACTTCGCGCCCGAGATCACGCCCCCGGTGTCGATCGAGACGGCGAGCGGGCCGCCATAGCCGCAGCGGAACTGGCAGAGCACGTTGCTCGGCACCATGCGGGTCGGCGGCCAGGGCCGCGCGAAGGGCGGCAGCAGCCGCGCCGGCTGCGTCTCGCTGCCCCGGTCGAGCTGATAGCCGTACTGCGGGTCGGCCGGGTTGGTGCCGTAGGTCGTGTCGATCGAGAGCGTCTGCAATGTGCCGGAGACGTCGACATACTGCAAAAAGTAGACCGACTGAAAGGGCGGCTTCGGCAGTTCGATATGCGCGTAGCCGAGCGCCTCGTAGCGGAAGTCTCGGCCGGGAAACGAGTCGCGCCTGAGCAGCCACGTCTGGGTGATGAAGACGCGGCGGCAATAGTTCTCGCAGTCGGCCCGCGCCGCCATGATGTAGCCATTGAGCTGCGCGGTCAACGTCGCCGCCAGGCCCGTGTCGGTCGGCGTGGACATGCCGAGCTGGTTGAGCATCGCGCCCTGGTTGACCGGCTCGACGGGCGGCGGCGTGATGAGAACGACGTCCTTCACTTGACGGCTTTCCTCAAACGCTTGCGGAGCGCGCCGTGGTGCGGCTTCTCAATCGGAGCCAATGCCGCCCGCGCGTCGGCCGGAATCTCGCAGTCCGGCTCCGCGGGCGGCCTCTGATCGGCATAGGCATACGTCGCGCGGCCGTCGGCGAGCATGGCGCGGGCGGCCTCCGGAGCGACGTCGAGCAGCTCGCCCTCGGAGCGCCCGGTTTTCATGCGAACGAACATGGAATCCCCTTGAAAAAAAGAACAGGCTCCCCCGGCAACAGGGAAGCCTGTCTCCCCAACCGCGGCAAAGAACGGGCTAGACGGTGACGGTGGGCGATTCGTCTCCGGTGAAACGGCCGCCGGAGAGCTCCGCGATGACGCAGTAGTAGTCGGCGTCGGCCCCGTCGGTGAGGGTCAGCAGCACGTAGGGCGAGCCCTGCGGCAGCGCGGCGGCGTCGAGCTCGATGACGATGAGCCCGTTGGCCACCGCCGCCGGCGCGAAGCTGCCCGAGGCGACGAAGGTGCGGCCGCTGTTGGCGGCGGACCCCGCCTGGAAGACGTCGTTGCCGGCCCCCCCGGCGGCCTGGGACCAGTAGTTGAACGACTGGGCCACGGCGTTGGCGCCGGCCTCGTTCGTGCAGGAGAAGAGCTCGACCGCCGTCGCGCCCGAGGCGAGCGCCCCTGCGGCGATGATCAGGCTGAGGTGGGCGTAGTTCGCCATGTTGACGGCGAGGGCGCTCTTGCCGCCGCTGATCGACTGCGGAGGCAGGGCGTTGACGACATGGCCCTCTTGGGCCAGATAGAAACCTTTTACGCTGCTCATTGCGAGGATCCTTTCTTGATCGGGCGAGGGTGAGACCGACGCTATGACGGCGCATGGCCGCCATAGCGCGAATCCGGGCGCGTTTTAGCGGGTTTGCAGCGTGACGAAGGGCGAGAGGGTCGGAGCGGCCGACTGGTACGGCTGCAGCGGCTTCTTCCACCAGGTCTGCCCGTCGATCCGCATCTGCCAGCGGAAGGCCATCTCGCCGGTGAGGAAGGCGACATGCATCGAGCTGTCCTGGGTGAGGTCCGTGCGCTTGGCCAGCAGATACTGATCGCCGTCGGCGAAGGTGATATCGCCCTGGGTGCTGAGGTTCGACGCCTGCTCGATCGGGACGACCGGACGGCCCATCAGCAGGCCGTAGCCGCTGTTGTTGCCGTACATGCCGGGCGGCGTATAGAGCAGGATCTGCCCGAGGCTCGGCGAACCGAGGGTCAACGGATAGAGCTCCGGCTCGACGGCCTGGTTGATATACCAGACGCCGGTCTTGCGCGACGGGGCCCATACCCTCGACCACATGTTCAGGATATTGTTGGTCGAGACGGTTCCGGTGGCCTGCCCGGCGTCCTTGGCTTGCACGATCAGGGCGCCCGAGTTTTGGAAGCCCTGGGGAGCGCCGGCGCCGGGTCCCGAGAAGACCGCCGCGTCCAGCTTGAACGCGAACTCCTGCGGGAAAACGGCGTCGATGTAGGTCGAGAAGGCCGTCGAGTCCTCCAGCAGCTCCTCGGTCGCGTACGTGAGGCCCGTGAGCTTGTTCGCGGCGAGCTGGATCTCGCGGAACTTCGGCTTCGTGCCCTGGTAGGGCGCGGCCTCGTAGGTCCAGTAGGCGAGGATGCCGCCGTACCGGCTGCCGTCGCCGCGGCTGTCTTCGTCGATGGCGTTGATGATGAGACGGCTCGACGTCATGGTGAGCTGGCGGCAGCGCTTGGCGACCTCGCCCGTATCGTAGACGCGCTGCAACAAATCGTTCGAGAACTCCGGAGGAACGGTGAAGCCGCCCTCGGCCGGAACCGACTCGCTCGAGCCGAGTGCGCCCAGGATACGGGGATCGACCAGCGAGGCGCGGCCGTCGTTGACATGCTTCTGGCCGCGGGCGATCGCGACCAGAAACTCGCCCTTGTTGGCCCACGGCTTTTTGCTGCCCTCCGGCAGCGCGACCGAGGTTACGCCGGTTGCCGGCGCGTTGCGCTCCTCGTCCATGCGGGCCTCGGCGAGCTTGATGTCTCCGTTGAGGGTTTCGACCGAGGCCATGTGCGACTTGTAGTCGAGGCGCTCCTGGTCGGTAAGGTCGCGATTGGCGTCGGCGGCGGCCTTCGAGATCGCGTCGGCCTTCGCCAGCGCGTCCGCCTTCCGCTGCCGCAGTTGCTTGATATTGAACATGATAGGATTCCTTCCTGAAGTGGACGTACGTGGACCCTCGCGCCGCCGGGCGCCCCGCCATCGGGCAGGATCGGCGACGTGTTGCGGATCGGGACTTCGGCCCCGTTGAAAACTTGCGCCGAAAATCTAAGCCGAGGCGATCTCCATCTGGCGGCGCCGCGCGGCATGTCGGGCCGCCGCCGCGCAGCCGACCGCCCCCTGGCATCGGCATCCCTTGCAGGCGCAGTCGGCGTGGGTGCAGCCCTCGCAATCGCCGTCCGTGCAGGAGTCGCACTCGCACTCGCAGCTCACGCCGTCGGACTCCGGCTCTGCGTCGGCGCGCGGGACGCGGGGAACGGTGTGCGCCGCCGTCGATTCCGACATCGCCGCAAGCTCGGGGGCGAACACGGACGCGTTGGAGGTCGCGCCGCCGCCCCGGCTGGCGCCGTATTTCTGCAGCACATCGTCGAGCGTGCCGACGCGGTCGGCCATGCCGACCTTGACCGCCTGCTGCGCGGGAAAGACGCGGCCCTGGCCGAACTTCCTCTGCACCGTTTCGAGCGGCACGCCGCGGCCCTTGGCGACGGCCTTCTCGAACATCAGGCCGTAGGTGTCGACCAGGTGCTGCATGTGGGCGCGGGCATTGTCGCCGAGCGGCTCATAGGCGTTCCCCTCGGTCTTGTTGGCCCCGTAGGAGATGAGCGTGATCTTCACGCCCCGGTTTTCGAGGTATTGCGAGTCGTCCTCGTGGGCGCTGTAGACGCCGATCGAGCCGGTGAGCGAACTGGGCGCGGCGACCACCTCGCTGCAGGCCGACGCGATATAGTAGGCCGCCGAGGCCATGAGGCAGTTCGAGACCGCGGTGACCGGCTTTTTCTTGCGGCCGTCGCGGATCTCGCTCGCCAGTTCGTCAACCCCCTCCACCGAGCCGCCGGGCGAGTCGACGTCGATCACGATCGCCTTGACGTTCGGATCGGCGAGCGCTCCGCGGAACATCTGGGTGAATTGCTCGGTCGACGTGCCCGACGGGCCCGAGATATCGCCCATCAGGTTGGCGCGATGCATGATCAGCCCGTAGAGCGGAAGCACGGCCACGCTGCCCCCGCCCGAGGCCGCGACCGAGCTGCCGCGGGCCGCCGCGACGGAGGCGGCCGCCTGGATCTGCGCCAGCGTCTCCGCGCTCGGCGCGACGCCCCGCATCTTGAGCTCGAGGAAGGCCAGCATCGCCTCGAGCTTCTCGGGCTGCATCGCCCACGGCATCGAATACACGGCACGGCAGATGCGGTTGTAGCTCTTCATTTGCTTCCTTTCATGGCGAGGTCGAGCAGAGCGGCGGGCGCGGTCAGCGCCACGCCATTCAGAAATTCGATAGGTGACTTTGTCGCATTGAAGCCGCGCTCATAAAACTCAAGATGCTTTCGCACAGCGGCAACATCGAGCTTCATAACTTCCGCGACGAATCGAGAATGCTGATCGTAAAACGCTGAGATTTCCTCGGCACGGGCGCAATCGCGCCCCAGTCGCCTAAGAGCTGCAATTTCTTTGCGCACACACCGGTCAGCAGCGGAAGACGCCATCAGGCGAAGTCTCGCGGCAGCCTCCGGCTGTTCGCCATCGTCGGCGCTTGGATCGGTCTCCGGATCGGCGGTCTCCGACTCCTCATCGTCCTCGTCCTCGGGAAGCACCGGAGCGGGCGCGGTGACCTGCTCCAACGGCACGATGTTCGCCGAGCGGAAGTAGGTCTGCGCCCCCGGCGAGTCGGTTGGGTTGAGGTCCTCCATCTCGCGGATATCGTCCTGGTTGAACCACCCGTTGTTGAAGCCGGCCGTGTAGAAGTTGGCCCGCGTGGCGTTGTCGCCGCGCATCAGCGCCGCCATCGAGAACTTGGCGAAGTAGCGGTCGTCGAGGATCAGGTCGCGCTGGATCGTTTGCTCCCAGTTGACCAGGCGCGGCAGAATGCACTGCACCGCGAACATGATGTTGAATTGCTCGACGCTCGCGTAGGTCGCCGTCTTCTCCGTCTCGCCGATCAGGTGCGGCGGCACGCCGAAAATGGAGCAAATCTCGATTCGCGAGAACTTACGGCTGTCCAGCAGCAGCGCGTCCTTCGGGCTCACGCTGATCGTCTTGACGTCGACGCCGACGGGCAGGATGGCGGTTTTGTGCCGGTTGGCTCCGGTCTGCGCGGACTGCCAGCTTTCGCGAAGGAGCTCCTGGTCCTGCTTGTTCTTGAGGTTCGTGCCGGTGAGCACGAGGCGCGACGTGGCGTCGTTCTTGAGAAACCGCGCCGAGTAGTCCTGCTGCGCCAGGCCTACGCCGAAGACGTCCTTGGCCATGGCGATGGTCGACTGGCCGACGGCCCCGTCGTCGGACCAGTTGCGCAGGTGGAAGACTTCCTCTTCGACCAGGTTTCGCGTCCGGCTGGTCAGCGGATCGTCGTAGACATAACGCAGGCGCCCGTTCGACAGCTTCTCGACCTTGACCCGGTCCGGATGCATCGGCAGCAGCTGGTCGACCGCGCCGCGCTTGCCGGGAACGATCTCGGAATAGGCGTTGCCGCGAAGCTCGTACCAGCCCTGCATGATCTGGAACCACTCGAAGGCCGTGTGCCGCGGGTTGGGCCGCGAGAGAAGCAGATCGTAGATCGGGTGGTGCGGAACGACCTTTTTGCCGCCGCTGGCGACGTACGTAAAGATCTTGCACGGCATCATCGCGACGTTGCGGCTGATGATGTTGACGCAGGCCAGCACCGAGGCGAGGCCCTTGACCGTCTCGGCGCTGATGCGCACGCCGGCGGCGGAGCCCGTGCCGAGCGGGTTGTACCAGTAGTCGTCCCACGGCGCGGGCGTGCCGCTGATGTCGGCGCGGAAGTTGGCGGCTCCGCGGGTGATGCTTTCGATGAGGCCCACCTAGTCGCGGCCCTTGAGCGAGTGCGAAATGAAGACGCTCGCAAAGATCAGCTGCGCGCCGAGCAGGACGAACCCGAGCGGGCGCCAGGCCAGCCACGCCCCATAGTCGAGCACGCCGCACCCGGCGACCGCGCCGACGTCGGAAACACTCCTCCACGCTGAAACGGGCATTCTCATGCTACGAGGACCTCGGTGTCCGTGTACTGCTGGGTTTGCGCTAGCGCCCGCTTGAGCGCCAGGATCACGGCGATCGTGCCGTCGATCTTGTTGGCGACGCTGTTGCGGACCGGATAGATGTTCTCTTTGCGGTCGCGATGGCAGACCGTGTTCGAGATCATCCAGGTCATGACCGGGTTGCCGTCATGGTGGAACTGTCTGGTGAGCACCAGGGCCTCGAGGTCCTTCATCGGCGGCGACATGTTCTCGACCGACTGCTTGATGTCGACGCACTCGACGCTTTGATTCCAGCCCTCGCCCGCCTGAAGGAACTGGATGAGGCCGGCCGAGTGAAACGGATCGAAGACGAGCTCGCGCAGGTTGAACTCCATCGAGTCCCCGATCAGGTCGTCGATCACCTGGAGGTAGTCGGTCACGTTGCCCGGCGTCTCTATCAGGAATCCTTTGGCCTTCCATTCCTGGAAGTGCGTGTTCTTTTTGTCCTGAACGGCCTCGGCGTTGAGATAGATTTTCGGGAACCAATAGTAGTGGTCCAAACCGTCGTCAAGCCGGCGGACGAAAAGCTTGCCCTTGGTGACCGTGTCCGTTCGCGAGGCCAGGTCGACGCCCTCGAAGCAATCCTCGCCGCGGAAGTCCTCTTCGCGCATTTCCGGATCCGCGCAGGCGTTCCACTTCTCCAGGTTCATCCAGGCCACGTCGGCGTTGACCCAGATGTTGAGGTTCTTGGTTTTCGTTTCGTTCTGCAGCCTGGCGCTCTGCGCCGCCTGCTGGATCTCGTGCTGGAGCGTCTCGGGGTTGACGCTAACCCCGTAGTTCGGGTTGGCCATCAGCATGGCCGTCTCCGACTTCCAGTCGACTCCCTGGTCCGGGGTGAAGATCGCGCCGAACAGCCGGTCGTTCACCCGCAGACCGCGCAGGACCTCGATGACCTCCAGATGCTTCATATGGCAGGGCGACCCCAGGTCGCTGCCCGCCGTGGTGATCTCAAAGAGCAGCGGCTGCCGGCGCGAGACCATGCCATTGCGGGCCCACGCGATCAATCGGTCGCTATTGTACTCGTGGTACTCGTCCGCGATCACGCAATGCGGCGCGGGACCGTCCTTCGGGGCGGCGATCAGCGGCCGGAAGACGCTGTTCTTTTCGGCGATGACCAGGCTCGCCGTGTTGCAAAAGATGCCGAAGGCTTCGAGCAGCTCCGGCGTGGCCTTCGCCATTTTGAGCGCGGCGTCGAACAGTCCCTCGAGCGCCTGCGACTTCGAGCTGGCTCCGGTGTACACCTCGGCGCCGTATTCGCCGTCGGCCGCCAGCATGAATAGGCCGACGCCCGCGGCCATGGGGGTCTTGCCATTCTTGCGGGCGATCGAGACGTACGCCTCGCTGAACCGCCGGTTGCGGGTTTTCTTGTCGACCCACCCGAAGATCGAGCAGAAGATGAACAGCTGCCAGTCGCCGAGGACGAACAGCTGCCCGCGGCTGGCGTTGCCGTGGAAGTCGTCTTTGACGTGCGGCAGGCCCTCGAAAAAAGTGCAGAAGCGGTCGGCCAGAACCGGGTCGAACTTCCAGCGATACTCCTTTCGCCTGGAAGCCTTCAGATCGTCGAGATGCCGCCGGCAGGCGAGTCGAATCAGCTCGCAGGCCAGGACCCTCCCGGATACGACGGCGCGCGCGTACCGATGAGCGCGTTCCGAATAGCCGAGCTCAATTTGGTCGCGCGGCGTGGACCTCCGCGGCAAGGCCTTTGAACCTGTTGCGCGTTTCATCATGCGGCTTCGCGGCTGCTCCGGTCGGTACGACGTTCACCTTGGAGCGGTCGGCCGGATTGCAAGCCATCCGGCTCAGGTAATTGGCGAGCTGCGTCTCCTCGGAGGCTTTCAGCGTCCCGTAACGACTCTTTGCCATAAGGCGCGCCGCCCGCTCGGCCCACCAGCGATCCGCGGAGGTCAAGACGCCCGGAGGCACCATCGCTAGCAGCTCCCGCCAAGCCTCTAGTTCATGCCTGGCCGTTCCCGACTCTGCGCGAAGGAACCGTTCTGGAGGCGGCCCCAGGGGGCCTTCCGGCTTCGGCTCGTTAGCGCGCTCGGCCTTGCGCTCCGGGTGCTTCTCGAAGGCTCCGCTCAGCTCAAGGAGTGCGGTCGGCTTGCGCGGGCGTCCAGCCATTTTCTACCTTTTCGCGTCGACGCCGACCTAAAACGGCGCTCCATCGCGCCTTGTAGGGCCGTCTATAGCGACCCCACAAAGCTCATGAAACAAATGGCTTATCGCATTTGTTTCGGCTCAAAACTTGGATTTTGGAGATACAAAAAATTGACGCTGGTACGGTCTAGGGCACAGGTCGCCTAGGGATTCGCCCCCGGCCCCGTCCGACCAGACGACCCTCGATAACTCGACCGAATCCGCCATCTTCGCTGGCCGTCTTCCGCGAGTGGCAGCCATCGCAGAGTCCCTGCCAGTTGTGAGGATCCCAGAAGAGCTTCATGTCGCCCTTGTGCGGCGTGACGTGATCGGTCTGCGTCGCGGGGACAACCAGCTCGTCATGCACACGGTAAGGGTCGGCGCACAACGGATGCGCCGCGAGGTATGCCTTGCTCGTCTTCTGCCACCGATAACCGTAACCGCGCTGCGTCGAGGTGAGTCGGACCTCCTTGCCTTTGCCCTTCGCCTGGCAGCCTTCGCAATAACCCTCCGCAACCAAGCGTCCACACCCAACCGTCCGACATGGACGCTTCGCGGCGGTCGGCACTCAATAACCGGAGCGCTGTTCAAGCTGATAGAAGGCGCGGTAAGTCGTGCCGTTCGCGACGGCGAACTGATCGAGCTTCCCATGGTCCAGATACGGATCGAGCGTGGCCAGCTTGACCGTGCGTGTCTCGGCGTTCGCCTTGACGACCGAAGGCGATTCGATGTTCTGGATCAAGCCGTCGACGATGACGAGCGAAGTCTGCAACAGCGAGAACGCGGCGACCGCTTTCTGCTGCGACGCCGGGTCGCTGATATGCGTCGCGGCCAGCAGCGACGCGCTGCCATTGCTCACGATCGCATTGATCGAGGTTTGGATCTTCGCCAGCTGGTCGGCGCTCGGATTGGCCAGATAGGCGGTGATCGCCTGGCTGACCAGCGGAATGTCGGCGTCGATCTGCGCGACCAGCGGCTTGATGACCGCCGCGGAGCTCGGATCGAGCGTCTCGATGATCGGCGAGAGCGTGTTCAACACGTTTTCCGCCACAGGCAGGTTCGCCTGGATCTTCGCCAGCGTCGCGTCGACGTTCGTCGGCGAGCAACCCAGGATCGGGAGCATGATCAGGCACGACGACAACACCGCCAGCGCCGAGGTCTTTGCGTAGAGAGCGATTGCTTTCATTTGGGCACCTATCGTTAAGACTTTTACAGTTCGCCTGAATGTTATGGGACGCCCTAATCCCGGACAGCCACGTTAATGGCTGCCCGATTTTGGAGCGATGAGGACTTGGAACTAGTAATCTTCTAGCAGGCAGCTTCGGCGTAATTTACAGCATATGTACCAGAAGCCGTCACAGGCTGAGACAGAGAGGGAGAAGGAGGCTCGATTAGATTCACCTGAGACTGCCTCGCCTTTGGAATAAGGCACTTTACATAATTCTTGAACATTGACTCGGCGGCACCAGACTGCAAGTCTCCGTAACCGTTTTCAATAATCAGTAGAAGTTCCTGATCTTCTAGACTGAATTGCTCGCGGTTCAAGAGGTTCGAGAGATGCCACGTACGGAAATCTTCGAGGTTCATACTACCATCCGTGTAGGATGACAACTTAGTTAGAAAGCATCGCCTAACTGGCGGGCGGCTTTCGGAATCCCGGAACCGAGAGATCGAGCGACGGGAGCTGATGACGGATATTGAAGGCCAACGCGGCGACGAAGGCGACCGAGACCTGGTAGAACTTCTGCACGCGCGGATATGGCGCGAGAATCTCGGCCTTCGGCAGGATGTTGGCTCCGATCGACGCGGCGGTCGACACCGCGGTGACAATCGACACCCCGTCTTTAACTTGCTGAAGGGTTGGCAGGTGAAGGGTTGGCAGGTGCATCTTGCGCCTCCTGGGCTGGAATGGGTTCGTGATCGTAGTAGCGTTGGCAATCGGCGACATACCGCTCGATGCCCGCGGGAGCGCCCGCGAGCAGATGATCGTTGCCGTCGAAATATACTTTCCAGCGGCCCGCATTGTAGGCGGCGGCGATTTCGCCGACCGTCCGCGCGCCCTCCAGCTTGACGATGCGATGGTTGATGAAGCACGCCGTCTGCATCCCGCAATAACCGAGATCGGCGAACTGCTCCGGCTTCGCGAAGCCGATGGCGTTGAGCAGCAGCAGCTGCCACGGTCCGAAGCTCGAGTGGGCGTCGCAGCCGAAGACCGCCGTGAGTTTGTCGACCACCGGATTCGTATGCGCCTCGGCGATCGCGTGCCACGACGGCTCATGCCTCGGCGCGCAGTTCGCGCCGAACGACGATTCGCAACCGCTCAGCGCATAGAGCAGCTTCGCCTTGTCGATGGTGGCCGGCACGTCGAGATGCGCGGCCCAGCGGCGGCACTCCTGCCACACGGCAAACTTGGTGAAGCTCACTGGATGCCTCCGGGCCGCGGGTTCTTTCCGGGCGCGAGCGCGATGCGCGGAAGTTTCGGCGAGCAGCGGTGGCAGTATTTCGCCACCGCCGCCGCCATCGGTTCGGAGGAGCGAAAGAATTGCGCGCCGCACAGCTCGCAATACTTCGGCTCAACCTTGTAGTCGGTTGCGTTCATCGGCGAGGCGCTTTCTCCGTATTTGGCCGGAGCTCGGCGCCTTGTCATCGCCGATCTCCAGCCATGCGCGGACCTTTCCCGTCGCCAGCTCGACGAAATCCTCGGCGGGAAGCGCGTTGCCGCTGATCGGGTGCCTGCGCGAGACCCGACGCTCCTCCGACATTCGCTCCGTGCGCGAGCTGCCGCCGGGGAAAATGACGAGGGCGTTGGCTTGGATTTCGCTGGCGCTGATCGAGGAGCTCGACTGGCGCGAGGGCAGCTTTTCGTCGGTCGGCCTGGAGTCGATCACCTGATACCCGACGCATTCGAACTGCTCGTTGTAGACCCGGACAAAGACGCCGAGTTCGACTTTCCTCTCCGCCTCCGCCAATGGAATTTGGCGCACTACGCGCCATCCGAGGGTGGTTTCCGCGGCGTAGAGGGGAAAACTGTTGGAGTGGGGTGAGGGGTGGCGGCGACGCGGCATGGGCGTAGGCCGCGAAGAGATACTGCAACGGAAATCGAAAGGGATGGACGCACGTCGGCCAACCTGTACTACTACCGGCTTTGGCGGGTATCTCTCTTGCGAAAGGCCCTCGCTTGCGCGAGACAGGTTGTGCGTGCTTCCGAAACCGAAGATACCAGAATTTCCCTTCAAGTCAAACGCCGATGTTTACTCCCTCGGTTCGCCCCCTACGCGATGCGGGTCACCGCGACCCAGCTCGCGTTGGAGGAACGGGCCTTCCGCACCGAAAACTTTTTTCCCTCCCTGCGGCCCCAATGGGCGATTTTGTTGCGCAAGCTGACCTCGTTTCTTTCCGTAGGAATGAAGATCTCCGCTCCCAGCTCCAACGCGCGGAAGCTGTCCGGCTGGCCGACGGCGATATGGCCGTCCATGTCTACGCGAACGGCCTTCGGGCCGCGCCTGAGGGCAAGCGAGAGCAGGATCGCGTCGAGCAGCTCCGCCATCGTCGGCCCGACGATCGCGCGGTCGAAGAAATGGAGCTCCTCGCAACGCGGCGGCGCTTTGAGGACCAGCAGCGTCGGCACCTCCTTTTCCCGCGCCAGCTTCGCCAGCAGGCCCGCGCCCCGCGGCGGCGGCATCCAGGCGATCGCCAGGTCGGGGCTTCCGCCGGCCACGGCGGACTGAAGGTCCTCTTCCCGCCAGACGGCCTCCGCGCAAAACCCCCGCGTCCGCAGCGGGCAGAGCAGCCAGCCCGCGTCCCGCTCGCTCTCCGCATAGAGCAAAATCCGCTTCTTCGGCCTCATGCGATTCGCGCCCTCCCTTGCGCTTTCCCCTGCCCGACCACGCGGATCTCGACCCGCGCCTTGTACCACTTTTCGAGCAGCCGGTCCCAGGTCGGCCGGTATTTCGCCAGCCCGCGCTCGGTCGCCGGCGGATCGGGCGAGCTCACGTAAAGCACCCGCCGCGCGTCCTCGCCGTCTCCCTCGATCTGCGCCGAAACCACGGCCAGCTGGCCGAAGCGGCACGCGCGCCAGTCGTCCGGCCCGCTCGCCGCGACGCCGTTCGCCGGCCGCGTGCTCAGCAGGTGCCGGTCGAGATCGCGGCACACGCCGGTCCACAGGTCCTCCACCGAGGCGCGCCGCGGCGGTTTGTCCACCCCATCCGCTAGCGGAGGGGGTAGGGGGTGGTTCGGCTCCTGTGCAGGAATCGCTGAAAGCTCCTGTGAGGATTCTCTTGAAGAATCTATGGGCGGTCGTAGGTGACCGGGGGCCCCGGTCGCCGATGTCCGGGGGG